TTGTGCTAGGAGTGCTGGATAATGATTTTGTGTGATACTGCTGCTGAACGAGCAGTCTTGGCTGGTATCTGTAAATATGGTGAAGATGCGTACTTAGACATCGCAGATATTATTCAAGATACTTCTTTTACTGTAGACAGCAATAAGACTATATATCAATGTATTAAAAACATCTTTGATAAAGAACAGTCTATTAATATAGATGTGGCTTCTATATTTTCGTCGGCTCAAGAGATAGGACTATCTCACGCCTTTGATAAAAAAGATGAAGCACAACATCTGAAAGCTGTGCTTGATTTTCCTGTCAATCTAGAAAATGTAAGAAAGTTTGCAGCTAAAGTTAGAAAATTAGAAATAGCTAGATTATTAAGAGGTCAACTAGGAGAAGCACAAGATAAAATATTAGATGTTACAGGTAACGAATCTATAGGTTCTATCCTTAGTCTAGCAGAAGATACTATCTTTGATTTTACAAATTTACTCAATGATGTAGATAATAATCCCGTAGCTATTGGCTCGGAATTAGATGAATACCTTGATGATCTCATTAATAATAAAGTGGATCAGGTTGGTATACCAACGGGCTTTCCAGTATATGATCAGGCTATTGGGGGAGGATTGAGACGCAGCACTGTTAATGTTATTGCTGCTAGACCTAAAACAGGTAAAACTTTATTGTCTGATAATATGGGTTTTCATATTGCTAATAAGTTACAGATTCCTGTATTGAATATGGACACAGAGATGACCAAGGAAGATCATATTAACAGAATTTTAGCTATGATGACAGAAATTGAAATCAATCATATCGAAACAGGTAAATTCGCTGAAACCCCTACTAAATCAATCAAAGTTAGTGAGGCTGTAGAGTCATTAAAAAAGACTAATCTTTATTATAAATCTATTGCAGGCAAGGGGTTTGAAGATCAATTATCTATCATGCGTAGATGGTTATTAAAAGAAGTAGGACTAAATGAAGATGGTACAGCAAAAGACTGTGTAATATTTTATGATTATTTAAAACTCATGGATACCCAAGGTATGAGCCAAGACATGAAAGAATATCAGGTACTTGGTTTCATGATGACTCAGTTACATAACTTTGCAACCAAATACAAAGTTCCTATCGTTGCATTCATCCAGCTAAATAGAGATGGTATAACAAAAGAAACTACGGACACAGCCAGTGGTAGTGATAGAATTATTTGGCTATGTAGCAACTTCAGTATTTTTAAACGTAAGACACCAGAAGAAATTGCTGAAGACGGACCAGATAATGGTAATCGTAAATTAGTTCCTTTGATTAGTAGACATGGTGGAGGTCTTGATGACAACGATTATGTAAATTGTCACATGAAAGGCTGGTGTGCTAAAATTACCGAAGGTAAAACTAAGTTAGAATTAATGAGTAATAATAGTAATAAAGATGATGGTTTTATTGTAGAGGACGCAAATGCTAATGACCAAGAAATCCCGTTTGAATGATCAGGCTAAATTAAAAGTAGTCTGTGATGAACTTTGTGATAATATAGAAGAACTTTTCGATCACTTTGATTTAGAATATAAAGATCATGGTAAGATGATAAGTATGGCTTGTCCTATTCACGAAGGTGATAATGAGGGTGCATTAAATCTATATGTGCAAGGAGACAACTATAGAGGCAATTGGAAATGTAGAACGCAAGGATGCGAAAAATGTTTTAAAGGATCTATTATAGGTTTTGTTAGAGGGTTGCTATCTAATAGAAAATATCAGTGGACTCAGGAAGGTGATAAGACTGCAAGTTTTAAAGAGACTATAGATTTTATCACTTCTTTCTTAAAGAAAGATTTAAATGATATTAAGGTATCTAAAGTAGCTAGGAATAAAAGCAAATTCACAAATGTTATTAGTCATGTAAAAAATACTAGCAAAGTCAGTACAGAGAATTGTTTAACTAGAGATAAAATACGTCCGCTGCTAAAAATACCATCTCAATATTATATTGATCGCAATTTTTCTAAAGAAATATTAGATAAGTATGATGTTGGATTATGTGACAACCCTAATAGGGAGATGTCTAATAGGGTCGTGGTTCCTATCTATGATATAGATTACAATTATATGATCGGTTGTACAGGTAGAAGTGTATTTGATAAATGTGATAAATGTGGTACTTTTCATAGTCCTGACAAGGATTGTCCAGAAGACCATAGGAAATATCTGTATTCTAAATGGAAACATAGTGCTAATTTTAAAAGTCAAAATTCTTTATACAATTATTGGTTTGCTCAAAAACATATACAAGAAACAGGCATAGTAATTTTAGTAGAAAGTCCTGGAAATGTATGGAAGTTGGAAGAAAACGGCATACATAATAGCGTTGGTATTTTTGGGTCTGCACTTAGTGATAGACAAAAGATTATGTTAGACTCTTCTGGGGCTATGACTATAATAGTATTGACTGATAATGATGAAGCAGGAAGAAAAGCTGCATTACAAATTAAAGAAAAATGTCAAAATACTTACAGAATATTCGTACCAGAAATATCTAAAGCCGATGTAGCAGAAATGGACTCTGCTGAAATAAATAATCAAATAAAAGAATATATAAAAGGTGTTATATGATTATAGCTTTTGCTGGAAGAAAACAGTCAGGTAAAACTAGTTCCTGTGAATTTGTAAAAAATCTTTTTGAAACCAGTAATTTAGGTCAAAGTAAAATTTATAATTTTGCTGACCCACTTAAACAAGTATGTATTGATATTTTAGGACTAACATATGATCAGTGTTATGGTACAGACGAAAATAAAAATGAGCTTGTAGATTGCTATTGGCCAGGAATCGATGAGCAAATGACTGCCAGAGAAGTGATGCAACATCTCGGTACGGATATGTTTAGAAGATTGCAACAGAATGTTTGGTCAGCAGCTACTATCAGATTAATAGAAAAAGAAAAACCGGATATTGCTCTCATAGCTGATTGTAGATTTCCTAACGAGGTCGATGCTGTTAAAAAGGCTGGTGGTATAGTAATTAAATTAAATAGAAACCTTTACGAATCAACTCATACTAGCGAGATAGCACTTGATGATAATCTGTATGACCAATCGAATTTTGATCTAGTTATAGACAATCAAGACTCGAATTTGTCTAAGAAAAATAAAACAATATATAATTTTCTCATAGAGAAGGCGGTGCTATCATAATAGTCACATATATTCGTAGTAGCTCTTATGGCACTCATAGCATGTGTCCTATGCAATATTTTATAGAATATAATTTAGGACAAAGATCTCCCTCTAATAAAAAAGCAGATAAAGGTACTATTGTCCATAAGGTGCTGGAGATATTGGCATTTATTAAACTTAATCAACAAAATAACAACAGGTATTTTGAGGATGATATTATAGGCCCTGTTGATATTACTAATTATAGTCTTAATACTATCAATGAACAAGTATATAATTATTATACATCTCAGTTTACCCATCACAAATGGACAGACAGAGACTTTAAGGATTGTGACAAATGGGTTTACAAAGCTATAGAATATGGCGATGGTATGTTTGATCCTCGAAACAGAGAGATCGTCGAACCTGAACAACATTTTGATATTACTATTGATAAGCCTTGGGCCAAATATAGCTATGATACTAAAGAAGGACATTTAGAGGGTCAATTATCTATTAAAGGTACAATAGATTTAATTACTAAAGTTAATGATAATACATATGAAGTTATTGATTGGAAAACGGGTAGAAGATTAGATTGGGCAACAGGTCAAGAAAAGACACTAAATAAATTACACAATGATCCACAGCTTATGCTATATTATTATGCTATTAAAAAATTATATCCAGACATTGAGAACATAATGGTATCTATTGATTTTATTAATGATGGAGGTATGTTTTCTGTAAATTTCACTGAAGCCAATATGTTCCAAGTAGAAATGATGCTAAAGAAGAAATTTGAAGATATTAAAAATAGTCAAAATCCAAAACTTAATAAAAGCTGGAAATGTACTAAGCTATGTCATTTTGGCAAAAATACTTATGAAGGTTCAGAACATTTACCGATAGTAGAGTACAGAGAAGATCAATTAACCAATATGGGCGAGAACATGACTATATGTGAACAAATAAAACATGACATAAGCATAAAAGGTATGGATAATGTAATTGACCAATACCAGGCTGAAGGTTATAATATAGGACACTACAAGGCTCCTGGAAGTGCAGAATAACTTTTGGAATTGAAATATGAAAAAATATATACCTTTGCATGTACACAGTATGTACAGCTTATTGGACGGTTTATCAAAGCCAGAACAAATTGCTGATCGTTGCGAAGAAATAGAAGTCAAATCTTGTGCCTTAACTGATCATGGTAATATAGCTGGAGCTATTAAGTTCTATGCCGCTATGAAGAAAAAGGGTATTAAGCCCATCTTAGGCTGTGAGTTATATATATCTGATAACGATGCTACCATTAAAGAAAAAGAAAATAGATCACTTACTCATTTTCTGGTGCTGGCTAAAAACTATGAGGGTTGGAGAAACCTAATCCGTATAGTTTCAGAATCTAATCGTCCAGAGCACTATTATTTTAAGCCTAGACTAGATCTCAAAAAACTAGGTGAAATGATGGATGGAAACATGATAGGCATCTGTGGTCATCTGGGCTCTACTCTTGCTGCCAAACTTATGGATGATGACACCATTATTTCTGATTGGAAAAAAGTAGGAACAAATTGTATCAATCAATATAAAGATATTTTTGGTAAAGAAAATTTCTTTCTAGAATCACAATTAATGGACAAAGACAATTTACCTATACAGTCCCATCTTACAGACTGTATCAGAGAACTCTCTCACCTTACAGAGACAAAAACTATTTGCACTCCAGATGCACACTATTGTAGAAAAAGCGATGCCGTAGATCAAAGAGTATTGTTGTGTAATAATATTAAAACTACATTTCCAGAAATTAATCGAAAACTCAGTGTAGATGAATCTGTACCTATGGGTTGTTTTTTTACATCAGATAATTTCCATATTCTATCACAAGAAGAAATTAGAGAGCTACATACTGAAGAAGAAATAGATAATACCAACTTGGTAGATTCTATGTGTGAAGAATATGACATTTTAAGTAAACCTCATCTGCCTCCATTCCCATGTCCTGAAGGTTATGACGACGCCGAGTATTTAAGGCAGTTATGTAGAGATGGATGGAAAACTAAAATAGCTAAACAAATTCCAGAATCTGAACATGGTGTTTATGTAGACCGAATTAAATATGAACTTGATGTACTACAAGGTGCTGACTTATCTAGTTATTTTTTAATTGTGCAAGATATTGTAAATCATGTTCGTGATAATAGCTGGCTTCCGGGACCGGGGAGAGGTAGTGCTGCTGGCTGTCTAGTTTCTTATCTGATTGGTATTACTAATATTGATCCTATTAAATACAACTTAATGTTTGATAGATTTTACAATGCTGGGCGTAATACAGCAGAACATATCTCTATGCCTGATATTGATGTGGATGTCCCGATTAATAAACGAGAAGATATTATTCAGTACATTAAAGATACATACGGCGAAAATAAAGTATCTCAGATGATCACGTTTAATACCATTAAAGGTCGTGGAGCCTTAAAAGATGTTCTCAGAGTATATGGCAATATATCATTTGATGAAATGAATAAAATTACTAAAAATATTCCAGATGAAGCTAAAATCGCTGATTCTCTGCAATCAATGAAAGATGCTACCGGAGAATCTTCAATTATTAGATGGACATTAGAGAACAATTCAGACAAAATTAAAGAATGGTGCTCTATAGATAAAGATGGCGAATTGCAAGGACCACTTGCCAAACGCTTCGAACAGGCTATAAGATTAGAGGGAGTAAAATCCAATCAGTCTAAGCATGCAGCAGGGATTGCTATTAGTTCTGAGCCGTTAAGTCAGATATGCCCGATGGTATACGACTCAAAAAATAAACAGATGATTGCTGGCATGGAAATGCAGGATTTGGAATCAATCGGTATTATTAAATTCGATATTTTGGGTGTAGCTATGCTAGATAAAATTATGACTATACAAAATTTACTTAAAGAGGGAGAATAACATGCCCAGATTCGTTGATATTCCAGTAGGATCAAAATTCAAGAGAGATGGTGGAGAAAACGATACTAACACCTACATTAAAATTCCTGATGAAAGAATAAATTGTTGTAAGGTCAACAATGCAGCATTAGCTTCTGATATGAATCAAAAGCTTATGATTAAACCAGTTAACGATGTACTAGTGGTAGGGGACGATGATTAATTATAATAAAATTTGTGTTTTTGATTTTGAAACTGATGGAGTAGATCCAAAGGTTTGTAGTCCAGTACAATTGGCTTCTGTGATTATTGATCCAATTAAACTTGAGGTGATACCTAACTCTGAATTTAATATTACATTTAAGCCAGAGTGTATCGCTAAAGATCCTGACTATGAATATACTACAGACGTTGTAGATTTTCATGCTAAGGTCGCAGGGTGTGCTAAAGCAGATATAATGGAGAAATGGCGAAACAATCCTTCTCAAGAACATTCTTGGAAAATGTTTGTAGACTATCTTTCTAAATATCACTCTAGGGCTTCTAGGAAAAGTCAGTTTTCTGCTCCTATCGCTGCTGGTTACAATATTTATCGTTTTGATCTACCTATTATAGATAGATTAAGTGCTAAGCATGGTAATACTAATAAAGAAGGTAGAACAGATATCTTTTACCCTAGAGATGTCATTGATGTAATGAATTTAGTTTTTTATTGGTTTGAGCAAAATAGTGAACTTAAAAGTTATACATTGGATTCTTTAAGGGATTATTTTGGTATTTCTAAAGATGGAGCACATGATGCTATTAAAGATATTCGGGACACAGCAGAGATCATGGTAAGATTTATGAAACTACATAGGAAATTGGGTGCCAATATTAAATTTAAGGATTCTTTTAAGTAATGAAAAATTATAAATATTCTTGCGGATGTTCATTTGATGTTTTGGATGATAAAGAATTAAAAATTAACTTTGATCCTATTCATAGTCCGATGAACTTAGAGTGTTCAAAAACTTGGGAACTAATTTCTGAAGGCAATACTAAAGGTTGTTTTCAGTTAGAGTCTAGACTTGGAAAGTCTATGGCTAAAAAACTAAAGCCAGAAAATATTGAACAGCTATCTGCATTAATATCTATTTTAAGGCCGGGATGTCTAGAGGCTATTAGAGACGGCAAGAGCGTTAGTAACCATTATATAGACAAGAAAAATGGTGAAGAGTCTGTGGATTACTATCATCCTGCTCTAGAGGATTGTCTTAAAGGCACTTATGGAGAAATGATCTATCAAGAGCAGGCCATGCGTATTGCCAAGCAAATTGCTGGTTTTGATTTACAAGAAGCAGATAATCTTAGAAAAGCTATTGGTAAAAAGAAACCAGAAGAAATGGCTAAACTAAAGAAAAAGTTTATTAGTGGAGCTAAGAAATTAAAAATTGTCAATAAAGATGAAGCAGAAGAAATTTTTGGATGGATTGAAAAAAG